ATATTATATATATATTAATTATTAATTAATTATTATATATTATAATTAATAATCTGTCAAGAGCTTTTAGGAGCTTCTTGACATAAGAATAATGAATCTCTTGACAAAGTCAAGCACTTATGGTATAATTATTGTATGGAAAATGTAAAAGTAGAAATAACTTCTCCAATGGAAGAAGCTTCTCCTAAGAAAAAACGTAAAGGTGATTCTAGGGGTGGTAAACGCCCTGGAGCAGGTCGTCCTTCTAGAAAAATAGAAAACGAAAAAAGAGTGGAGCAAGGCTTACCGCCTTTAGCAGCACCAATAAATAAAAAAGCAACCCTCCCTGAGAGTAAAAAGCAGCGCAGTCAGGAAATCCTCGCAGAGATGCTCGGCAGGAAATCAAAGTACATTGTACAGAAAGTGTTAGACAAAGCATTAAACGATGATGACCAAGATCAGCTAGCTTGTCTTAAATTAGTCATGGATAGGATTCTTCCTCAAGACTACATTACGAAAATGAAAGGCAGGAGCAATCAAATAAGCATCCAAATTATGGGTGTCGGTGAAACAAAGATTAGTGCTTCTGAAGAAGAAGACATTATTGACGGAGAAATTTTAAAAGAAGATGAGTGAGGATACTTTTAAGCCTTTTGCAATTGTAAAAGATGTGTTTAATACTGTTCGAGGAACAGGTTTAACGCAAGAGGCTGAAGATCTGTACCCTTCAGGCACAGGTATTGGAGATGAAGCAGATGCTTGGCGACATTTAGTTTGGACAGCTGAGATGACTCGTAAATATGGCAAAAATATAGCTAGAGGGGTAAGTGACTGGCATGAACTTCCTATTACAGCGTTTCTACAAGGAGCAAGTTTACTCCAAACTCCAGAAGAAAAGCAGATGGACTTATTTAATAATGCTTTAGGTATTGAGATAGGACAAAGCAGCCAATCATTAGATGAAATTAAACAAAAAGCTACAGAGGCAATTAGATCAAATAGAGCTAAACTACTAGATAAACCTGTTGATGGGCAATACTAATGGAGCATGATTTTACTCCTTATGGAGTTATACCCAAAAGATCAAAAAATAAGTTTCAAGCTTTAAAAGAAATATATCCTTACTTGGATAAAAAAGAGTTAGTTCTTATAGAAAATTTAAAACCTAACTCTGGGTATTTAGAATATTATAGTCCTGACGAACCTGGATCAAAAGAACATCCTCGCCCGAAAGAACTACCTATGGGTAAAGTTGGAATTGAAATTAGATCTGACGAGACTCGTCCAATAGATGTTCTTGGAGATTTTGTGTCTCATTATAGCATCTACAATGATCCAATGATTATTGATAATTATAAAAAATTTAGACGTAGTTTAACTGATAGGCAGATTGAACATTTATCTAATCAATATCAAGATTATGCTCAAGGGTATTATATTGACGAGTCTGGAAACAAAGTTGATTTAGGTTATACAGAAAAGCGGGGGTTTCCTACTTGGCTAGAAATGTCGGGATTACCTGGACTATACCGAGGGTATTTATTTAAACAGTATGAAGATGCTGAAAAATATTATACTCCAGAACAAATTAATTTATTTAATGAAGTTAAACCTTACTTAGGCATAAATGACTAGTTTACAAGTTAAGCTTCACGAGAAGCAGCGTGAGGTTTTTAATGATGACCACAGATTTAAAATTGTAGCAGCAGGGAGACGTTTTGGTAAATCTCGTTTAGCTGCTTGGATGCTTCTTATTGAAGGCTTAAAAAGTGATAGTAAAGATGTGTTCTATGTTGCTCCTACGTATCAACAAGCAAAAGATATTTTATGGGGGCTGTTAAAAGAACTAGGTCATGAAGTAATTAAAGCAGCACATGAAAACACTTCTGTGCTAACTTTAGTTAATAACAGAAAGATTTATTTAAAAGGAGCAGATCGACCAGATACACTTCGTGGTGTAGGTCTAGCTTTTTGTGTGATTGATGAATATGCTGACATTAAGCCTAATGTATGGGAACAAATTCTTAGACCTGCATTAGCTGATGTACAGGGAGGTGCGCTTTTTATAGGTACTCCCAAAGGGCGTAACCATTTTTACGAATTGTTTCAATTTGCTGAAAGCAATAAAGACCCTCAGTGGACAAATTTTCATTACACGTCATATGATAATCCATTGATTCCTGAAACAGAAATAGAAGCTGCTAGAAATACGATGAGTAGCTTTGCTTTTAGACAAGAGTTCCTAGCTTCTTTTGAGGCAGCAAGTCGAGATATTTTTAAAGAAGATTGGATCAAACTTGATGACGAAGAGCCTGATGATGGCAATTATTTTATTGCTGTTGACCTTGCTGGTTTTATTAATGTGGATAAAGAGTCGTCTAACAAAAATAAAAAACTGGACGAAACAGCAATTGCAGTTGTTAAAGTCCATGAAGGAGGATGGTGGGTAGCTGACATAAAACATGGTCGCTGGGATATTAAGCAGACATGTCAAGAAATTATGAAAGCAGTTGTAGATTATCAACCCACTGCAGTTGGAATTGAAAAAGGTAGTTTAAAAAATGCAGCACTGCCTTATTTGATGGATTTAATGAGAAAACATAATCATTACTTTAGAATTGATGATTGTACTCATGGTAACCAAAAGAAAACAGATAGAATTGTTTGGGCATTACAAGGTCGTTTTGAGCATGGACAAGTTACATTAAATCATGGAGACTGGAATAACGAGTTTATAGACCAACTAGTAAACTTTCCTAATTCACAGCTTCATGATGACTTAATTGATGCGTTAGCTTATATTGACCAAATACAAATCGTAGACTACTTTCAGGACTACGTAGAAGACGAATACGAAGTCATTGATGCAGTTGCAGGATACTAAAAAGAGGAAAAATTATGTCGAATAAGCTAGTAGATTGGGTTTTAGGTAATGTTGAGGAGTGGCGAGACCACCGAGATCAGAATTACTTAGAAAAATGGAAAGAGTATGAACGTCTCTGGCGAGGAGAATGGGCAGCTCAGGATCGGATGCGTGATTCAGAGCGTAGCCGTATTACCTCTCCAGCACTCCAACAAGCTATTGAAAACCATACAGCAGAGATTGAAGAAGCTGTCTTTGGTCAAGGCGACCATTTATTCGATATTCAAGACGACATGGCAGATCAACAGCCTCAAGATGTAGAATATATGAAAAACTACATGAAAGAGTGCTTCAAAAAAACCAAACTTCGTAAAGCTGTAGGTGATGTAATCCTCTTAGCATCAATCTATGGTACTGGTATTGGTGAACTTAACATCAAAAAAACAAAAGAACTACTTCCTGCATCACGTCCTATGCAAGATATGGATGCTGTAGCCATTGGTGTTGAAGAAAAAGAAAAAATTAATGTAATTTTAAAGCCAGTTAGCCCACAAAACTTTTTAATTGATCCAACAGCCACTTCTATTGAAGATGCTATGGGTGTTGCTATTGAAGAATTTGTATCTGCACATAAAATTGCTGAAGGAATTAAAAATGGTGTCTATTTTAATGTAGACATTAATGACGATCCAACTTCTGATGCTGATTTAGAAGCTAGTTGGATTGACGAGGCACACAATGATGATAAAGTTAAAGTAGTTCGTTACTATGGACTTGTTCCAGAGCAACTACTAGACATGGTAGGAGAAGAAGAGCCTCAAGACCTTTTCTCAGAAGAAGATGTAACAGATTTAATGGAAGAGTATGGTAATTTAGTAGAAGCTCTAGTTGTTATTGGAAATGATTCTAAGTTACTTAAAGCAGAACGCTCTCCTTACATGATGAAAGACAGACCTATCATTGCATATCAAGATGATACTGTACCAAATCGTTTCTGGGGTAGAGGCATTGCTGAAAAAGGTGTTAATATGCAAAAAGCTATTGACGCTCAACTTCGTAGTTACTTAGATGGACTTGCTTTAACAACAGTTCCTATGATGGCTATGGATGCAACACGTCTTCCACGGGGCAGTAAATTTGAAGTACGACCAGGCAAATCTATTTTAACAAATGGTAACCCTGCTGAAGTTTTAATGCCGTTTAAATTTGGGTCTACTGATGCCAGTGGTATTCAAACCGCACAAGCATTTGAAGTTATGTTGTTACAAGCTACAGGAACACTTGATACAGCAAATATGGCTACAACACCTGTAGGTGGTGAAATATCTGTTACTCTTGCTACTATCCTTAAAAAGAATAAACGTACTCTTGTCAACTTTCAAGATCAGTTCCTTATTCCTTTTATTGAAAAAGCTGCATGGAGATTTATGCAGTTTGATCCAGAACACTTCCCAGTACAAGATTGGAAATTTATTCCTGCGTCTAGTTTAGGAATGTTAGCCCGTGAAGTAGAACAGCAACAATTTATTAATCTACTTAAAACACTTGGACCTGACAGCCCACTTACACCTATCTTACTTCAAGGTGTATTACAAAACTCTAGCCTACCAAATAAAGAGCAGATGCTTGCTACTTTACAACAGGCTATGCAACCTAATCCTGAGCAACAACAAATGCAACAAGCAACTATGCAGTTGCAATTACAACAAGCTCAAGCTGAGACAGCTAAAACAATGGGTGAAGCAAAAGAACGTGAAGCATTGGCTGCAAAACATCTTACAGAAGCTAGGTATGAGGGTGAGACTGTTAAAGCTAAAGTTCTTACAGCGATTTCAACTAATTTACCAAACGAAGATGATATGATTAAAGCTGAGTTTGACAGACGAGTAAAAATAGCTGAACTAATGCTTAAAGAAAAAGATATGGATCAAAATAAAGAAATTGTTGAGCTACAGATGCAACAGCAAAACGATTCCTTGACAAAATAAAGGTTTTGTGATATAATTATTGTATGGCTGTAGATAAAAAATTACAAGAATACTATGAAAATAGATTCGATATGATGGCGTCTAAGGGTTGGAAAGATTTAATTGAAGATGTAGAAAATTTATACAACTCTTATAATCAAATCTCAACAACTGATACGTTTGAAGATTATCATAAACGTAAAGGACAAATAGATATACTCCAATGGATTCTCTCATTGAAAGACGTGAGCGAACAAACCTACGAGGAACTACAAAATGAAGAAACTCTTTGAGTTTCAGTGTTCTCATTGTAATCACTACTTTGAAGAATTAACTGAGTACACTAAAACACTAACATGTCCTTCTTGTGGCAAAGAGGCTGATAAACTTATCAGTACACCTCGTGTCCATTTAGAAGGTCATTCAGGAAGCTTTCCAGGAGCTGCGATGTCTTGGGAGAAAAAGCGTAAACAAAAACTCGCAGATGAAAAGAAGAAAGCTAACACGTAGCCGAGTTAGTAATTCTTTCCTAAAATGCTATAACGCACAGGAGAAATAATATGGCAGAATTAATTGATGAAGTTTTAGAAAATGAACTGGAAGCCTCTAGTTTAGAAGAAGAAAAGATTGAAGATTCTACACCAGAACAACCTCAATCAGAACCTGAAGCTAAAGAAGAGACAAACCCAGAAGATGATCTACCAGAGAAGTATAAAGGTAAGTCTTTAAAAGACATTGTAACAATGCACCAAGAAGCTGAAAAGTTAATTGGTAAGCAAGGTTCTGAAGTCGGTGACTTACGTAAAGTGGTGGATGACTTTATTAAAACTCAAACAGCAAAAGATTCGGAAAAGGCGGCTAAAGAAACAGAAGTAACTTCAGAAGATTTTTATACAGATCCTGATAGTGCTGTAAAGAAAGCTATTGACAATCATCCTTCTATTAAGGAAGCAAAAGAAGCAAGTCTTTCAATGAAACGTAATGAGACATTGGCAAGAATTAATTCTGAGTATCCAAATGTACAAGAGATTGTTCAAGACCCTTCCTTTGCAGAGTGGATTAAATCTTCAAAGGTACGCACAGAATTATTTACAAAAGCCGAAACTCAATTTGATTATGATTCTGCTAAAGAATTATTGTCTAATTGGACAGAGCGTCAGAATGTGAGTAAAAAAGTTGCCGAAACCTCGAAAGTGGATAGAGAGCAACAACTAAAAGCAGCTGATGTAGGAAGTAGTGGTAATACTGAGTCTGTTTCTAAAAAGAAATATCGTCGAAGCGATATTATTAAACTTATGCAAACCGATCCAGATCGTTATGACTCCATGTCTGAAGAGATTATGGCAGCATACAGAGAAGGACGGGTTATTTAACTTTTAGAAAGGAATTATTATGGCATTAGGTTCAAATCATGTAACCAATACTACTGCCGCTACTTTTATCCCTGAGATTTGGTCCGACGAGGTTATTGCTGCTTACAAAAAGAATTTAGTAACAGCTAACCTTTTCAAAAAAATCTCTTTTAAGGGTAAAAAAGGCGACACACTACACATCCCTAAACCAACACGTGGCAATGCTTCTTTAAAAGCAGCTGAAACTCAAGTAACATTGATTGCAGCTACTGAAACAGAAGTACAAGTAAACGTAGATAAACACTACGAATACTCACGTTTGATTGAGGATATTACAGAAGTACAAGCACTTACATCTATGCGTAGATTCTACACAGACGATGCAGGTTATGCTTTAGCAAAACAAGTTGATACCTCTTTAGTTCAACTAGGTCGTGGTTTTAATGCAGGAGCAGGTACTGCTGCTTATGACAAAGCGTTTGTTGGTTCAGATGGTTCAACATTATATGTTGCAGCTTCTAACAACGAAGCAGCTTTAACAGATGCAGCTATCCGTAGAACAATTCAACGTCTTGATGACAATGATGTTCCAATGGATGGACGTTTCTTATTAATCCCACCATCAGCAAGAAACACATTAATGGGTTTAGCTCGTTATACTGAACAAGCCTTTGTAGGTGAAGTAGGTAATAACAACACAATCCGTAATGGTGAAATTGGAAACCTTTATGGTATTCCAGTATTTGTTTCTTCTAATTGTGATACAACATCTGGCTCAGGTGCTGCTCGTGTAGCATTAATGGGACATAAAGACTCAGCTGTTTTAGCTGAACAAGTTGGTGTTCGTTCACAAACACAATATAAACAAGAATACTTAGGTACTCTTTACACTGCAGATACTCTCTATGGTGTTAAAGAACTACGTGATGACGCTTGTTTTGCATTAGCAGTTCCTGCTTAATGTTTGGAAGTCCCCCGTTCTGGGGGACATTCCTTTACTTAGGAGATACAAATGATATTTAAATGTAAAAAAACAGGTAATACAGTAGAGTTTACAGCCGAACATGATGTAGTGGCTATGAAACAACATCCAGATTATGAAGTCGTAGAAGAACACAAAAAAGAAACCAAAAAGAAAAAATCATTCTTTAGCTCAGAGGACTAATAATGGCTATTTATAGAGGACCTGGTGGATCAGGTGATGCTACTACAGATGCTCAAAATGAAGCATCAATAGCTAGTACTAAAGCTACAGAAGCAGCAGCTAGTGCTGCAGCAGCAGCGGCTAGTGCTACTCAAGCAGCCACCTCTGAAACTAATGCTGGAACTAGTGCTACAAACGCACAAACATCAGCAAATAGTGCAGCTTCCTCAGCTACAAGTGCTTCTACATCAGCTACAAATGCTAGTACGTCAGCAAGTGCTGCCTCGACAAGTGCAACAAATGCAGCTACGTCTGCTTCAAATGCTTCAACAAGTGAAACTAATGCAGCTGCAAGTGCAAGTGCAGCAGCTACCTCAGCAACAAATGCAGCAACTTCTGAAACTAATGCAGCCAACTCTGCTTCAGCAGCCTCTACTTCTGCAACTAATGCTGCTACATCAGAAACTAATGCTGCAGCTAGTTATGATTCTTTTGATGATCGTTATCTTGGTGCTAAGTCTTCTGCACCTACAGTAGATAATGATGGAGATCCTTTATTAACAGGAGCATTATATTGGAACTCTACTGATAATAAAATGTATGTATGGAATGGTTCTACATGGACTATTACTGCAGGTGGAGCTACAATATTAGATGAATTAACTGATGTTACAATTACTACACCAACAACAAATCAAGTTCTTAAATATAATGGTAGTATATGGGTTAATGGAAATGATACTGATACAGGTATTTTATATACAGATTTATCAGTAACAACAGCAGCAGCAGGTAGTCCTGCTTTATCTTATAATAATACAAATGGTGTATTTACATATACTCCCCCAGATTTAACAAGTTATATTACTGCTAGTTCAACAGACACATTTACAAATAAATCTGGTAATATTAGTCAATGGACTAACGATAGTGGGTATTTAACTTCAGAAACATATACAGGTACAGTAACCTCTGTAGCTGCTACAGTACCCGTAGGATTTACTATTGCAGGTAGTCCTGTTACTACTAGTGGTACATTAGCTATATCTTTTGACACAGGGTATTCACTTCCTACTACAGCTAGTCAAACTAATTGGAACACAGCATATGGGTGGGGAAACCACGCAAGTGCTGGTTATTTAACCTCATTTACAGAAACTAATGATTTAACGGCAGCAGTTACTTGGGCAAATGTTCCTGATGCTAACATTACACAAACAAGTGTAACACAACATCAAGCAGCTTTGTCTATTACTGAATCACAAATTAGTGATTTAGGCACATATTTAACATCAGCAGATGCTGTTACTAAAACAAGTGCTACAGGTTCTGGTGTATTACCAGCGGGAACTACGGCACAACGTGATGTTAGTCCAGCAGCGGGTTACATTCGATTTAATAATACAACAACAGGTTTTGAAGGATATGATGGCTCTGCTTGGGGTGCAATTGGTGGCGGTGCTTCTGCGGGTGGTGCAATCTATGAAAACAATGATACAATTACAACTAGTTATACAATAGCAGCTGGGAAGAATGGACACAGTGTTGGTCCAATCACATTAAACTCAGGTGTTTCTGTAACTATATCTTCTGGTCAACGATGGGTGATAGCATAATATGGCTTCTATAATAAATGCAGATGTAACAAATGGAGTAGTTATTACATCAGATACATCTGGTGAAATAAAACTACAGAGTGCTGGTACAGACATTGTATCTGTTACCGCTAATGGTATGGCAGTAGACACTGATACATTGTATGTAGATGCTACTAATAATAATGTAGGTATTGGTACTACGAGTCCTACAAACTTTGGTAGTAATTTTAAAATGTTGGCAGTTCAAGGTTCAGACTTTGGAGTAATTCAAGCAATATCTAATTCTGGCTCAACTACTTTAGAGATGATGGGAGCAAGTGGAGTTGGTTATGTAGGAACTCGTACCAATCATCCATTAGTATTACGAACTAACGATACAGAACGCATGCGTATCGATAGTAGTTCAGGTAGTTTTAGGATTGGTTCAAATAATGCTTATGGTTTAAATGAAAAAGTAATGATTTATGGTTCATCTACTGCAAACCAACCAACTATTATTTCAAGTAAAGAAGCGTCAGGTACAGCTAGTTCTAATCATTTTTTGTTTCAAAATACAAATGGAACAGTAGGTTCAGTAACAACAAGTGGTTCATCAACAGCATATAACACATCATCAGACTACCGCCTAAAAGAAAATGTTGCACTAATGTCTGGTAGCATAGATAGAATAAAACAACTTAAACCAAGCACATGGTCATGGAAATTAGATGGTTCTCATGGTGAAGGGTTTATAGCACACGAAGCACAAACAGTTGTACCTGAAGCAGTAACAGGAACTAAAGATGCTATGCGTACAGAGGAGTATGAAGTTACTCCAGCAGTATTAGATGATGATAGTGTAGTTACAGAAGCAGTGATGGGAACAAGAGAAGTTCCTGATTATCAAGGTATAGACCAATCTAAACTTGTACCATTATTAACAGCAGCACTACAAGAAGCTATTACCAAGATAGAAGATTTAGAAACAAGAATACAAGCATTGGAGGCTAAATAATGGCTAGTATAAAACTTAAAGGTGATACCTCTGGTGAAATAACCATACAAGCACCTAGTGTTGCTGGTACAAATACGCTTAACCTACAAGCATCATCAGGTACATTAGCAACAACAGCACAAGCCTCTGTAGGTACAAAGAACCTTATTATCAATGGTGATATGAGGATTGACCAGAGATACGTTGGTAGTGCTACTGCAAATACTATTAGTGGATATGTTACAGACAGATGGCAAGTAGCTCAAAGCACAACAGGTAAATTAATTGCACAACAAGTGACAGATGCTCCATCTGGTTCAACACATTCATTAAAGATTACATCTCAATCAGCATATACTGTTGGAACAAGTGATGCGTATTATGTTAGACAAGCAATAGAAGGACAGAATTGTTCTCATTTATTATGGGGTTCATCTAGTGCAAAAACAGTTACACTATCATTCTGGGTGAAGTCATCATTAACTGGAACATTTGGTGGAACATTCTTTAATAAAGCATATAATCGTTCTTACGCTTTTGAATATACAATCTCATCTGCTAACACATGGGAACAAAAATCTATTACAATTACTGGTGATACAACAGGAACATGGGATACAGATAATACATTTGGTATTGGAGTATCATTTGGTTTAGGGGCTGGTTCTACTAATAGTGGAACTGCTGGTTCTTGGTCTGCAAGTGGAGCAACAAATACATCAGGAGCAACATCAATAGTCGGCACAAACGGAGCTACATGGTACATCACAGGCATACAATTAGAAGCATCAACAGAAGCCACTCCCTTTGAAAACAGAATGTATAGTACAGAGTTAGCAATGTGTCAGAGGTATTTTGAAAAAAGTTACAGTGATGGCACTGCGATTGGAACAGCATCTGTTGATGGCAGACAAGGCGTGGGAGGAGCACAAGGTCAAACAACAACATCTGCTGTCGGTAGTTATATATATTTTAGAGTTCAAAAAAGAACGACACCAACAATAATAACTTATGATTCAGCAGGTGCTTCAGGAAAAATAGATAGACCTGCTTTCGGTGCAGCAAACAGCACAGGCAATACTTCAAATGTGTATGAAACTAATGATGCAGGATTTATTGGATATTCTGCTAGTGGGACTGCAGCACACTGTGTTGGTGTTCACTACACAGCAAACTCGGAGTTATAAATGTATAAAAAACTATTAGACATGGACGGAACAGAATCAACAACTACAGTATTAAGAAAATCTGATAATGCTGTAATCCCATTTGATAATAACAATACAGATTACCAAGAATACCTAGAATGGGTAGCTGAAGGTAACACACCTGAACCAGCAGACACACCAGAGGATACTGATAATTAATGTCACCACACGAAGAACTGTTAGCTCACGAAAAACTTTGTGCAGAAAGATATGACACAATACATCATAGATTAGATCGCATTGAAAATATGCTCAATAAATTAATATGGGGCATTATGACAGGCTTTGGTGCAATAGTTGTAGCAGTTGTAATGAGTGCATTGCATCAATGAAAGAGGTAGGATTTTGGGTAATAGTAGTAGTTTACATTATTCTACTTATGTTTATGGGTATTAATCTTTAAGGAGTTAAATATGGAATGGAACTGGGAACATTGGGTAGCATTAGCAGTATGGACATGGGTATGGCATAACTGGGCAGGTGAAGTATGGCATAATGTCTGGGGCTGGGTAAAAGGCTGGTGGTCTTAATTGTTACAGGCTATATTACCATTAATCGGCACTGTTCTAGATAGGGTTATTCCCGATAAGAATGGTGCTGAAAAAGCCAAGCAAGAGATTGAACGAACTCTTGTTGAAAATGCTAACCAGCTTAATTTAGCACAACTTGAAGTTAATAAAGCAGAAGCAGAACATCGTTCTGTTTTTGTTGCTGGCTGGAGACCTATGATTGGTTGGTCATGTGCTATAGGTATATTTTGGTTATTTGTTGGGCATCCTCTTGTAGTTTATGTTGACGGATTAGATGGTGTATCAAGCCCAGTCCCTACAATAGACCATGATATTTTATTAGAACTTACGTTTGCTATGTTAGGTATGGCAGGGTTAAGAACTTTTGAAAAGTTAAAAGGCATCTCTAAGTAGTGTATTTAACAGATCATTTTAGCACAGAAGAACTGTGCCATAGTAACACAGCTATTCGATTAGGATTAAGTAATACTCCTAATCAAGTACAGCTAACTAATTTAAAAACATTAGCTGAAGGATTAGAGCATGTCAGGTCTAAGCTGGGAGGATTACCTATCATTATATCTAGTGGGTTTAGGTCAATGGACGTTAATCGTGCTGTTGGTTCGAAAGACACGAGCTTTCACACTTTCGGTCTGGCAGCAGATTTTATCTGTCCTCGTTATGGCAGCGTTGATGATGTGTTTCATGCTGTGGTATCCAGCTCGATAGAATATGACCAGTTAATAAAGGAATTTGATCGTTGGATTCATATAGGGTTTCCTAAAGGAATAGACAAACCCAGGCGACAGTCTCTTATTATAGACAAAACAGGAGTTAAAGCTTATGTATGATAAAAAGAAAAAAGGAAAGACAAATAAAATGCCTAGAAAAAGGGGCTATTAATGGCTAAAGGTGTCGCACATTACTTACCTAATGGTAAACTTTACAAAGGTAAAACACATAAGACTAATGGAAAGTTAATGTCAGGTGCTACGCATACAGCAAGTAGCAAAGTATTAACACACAAAAAACCAAAGGTAAAATAACATGTCTAAAGACTCCAGACTAACAAAAGTAGGGGTAGCAGGGTATAATAAACCTAAGCGCACACCAAGCCATCCTACAAAGAGTCATGTGGTTGTCGCTAAAGAAGGCGATAAAGTAAAAACAATACGCTTTGGTCAACAGGGTGTAACAGGCGATAAAAATCCTACTGCTAGACAAAGATCCTTTAAAGCAAGACACGCTAAAAACATAGCAAAAGGAAAAATGTCAGCAGCTTATTGGGCAAATAAGGTAAAATGGTCATGAGTTTATACGATAATATTAATAAAAGAAAAAAAGCAGGTACTTCTCGGAGTAAAAAGAAAAGTACTATTTCTCAAGCATCTTGGAAAGCTATGAAAAAAGGCTTCCCTAAAAAGAAAAAAGCATAATGATTAAAAAATCTTTTGGTAAAGCATTAACAGGTACACTACAAGATATATATGAAGTACCTACAACAAAAACTACTCAATGGGTATTATTATATATTTCTAATACATCAGGGTCTAATGGGACAGTAGATGTTAATTTTTATGATGCTTCTGAAACTGCAACATTACCTATACTATCTGGGTATACTATCACTGCTAAGTCTTTTTTTCAAATAGGAGAAGATTTTAATTCATTTATTAAAATGGAAGCAGGGGATAAAATAACAGCTTCTTCTACACAAACAATGACATTGTTAATGTCTGTGGTTGAAGAAGACATTACAGTACAAGGTGGATGATTCTCCTTGTACAGGCGTCTGCCGTATAGTAGACACAACAGGTGGAGAGCCTAGATGTATTAGTTGCTATCGTACTTATGAAGACTTAGATCAATGGTTGGTTATGTCTAGAGAGGCTAGAATACAACGAATGATGCAGCTTCAAGAAGAGAAAACATTGACAGCAAAGTAAAATTATGGTATAATGATTATATAGTTTATAGGAATTTAAAATGACTTATTTAGAAGTAGTTAATAAAGTTTTAGTTAGACTAAGAGAAAACGAAGTTTCTTCTCTTACTCAAACGTCTTACTCTAAACTTATAGCTGACCTAGTTAATGTAGTTAAACGAGAAGTAGAGAATGCTTGGAACTGGGATTGTTTAAGAGAAACTCTTACTGTAACTACAGCTAATGATTTATTTAACTATGTGCTAACTGACTCTGGAACTACGTCTAGAGTATTAAATGTTTACAATGATACAGACGATATTCAAATGCACTATCGTCCTAGTAACTGGTTTGACCAACAAATGAGAATGGTTGACACCGTTCAAAAAGATGCTCCAATGTTTTACAATTGGAATGGTACAAGTAATGGAGATTTACAAGTAGACCTTTACCCTATTCCTGATGGTGTTTACAATATTAGGTTTAATATTATTAAACAACAGGATGATTTGTCTGCACCTACAGATGTTTTATTATTAAATCCACATCTTCTTATTGAAGGTGTTGTTTCTAGAGCAATTAGTGAGCGTGGGGATGATGGTGGATTTATGGAACAAGAGATGCGATATAAAAACATGTTATCTGATTTTATTGCTATTGAAGCTGGGCGTATGCCTGATGAAGTTACTTGGTATCCTGAGTAATGGCAGGAGCTTTAAAAACTCATAGTATTTCTGCACCAGGTTTTCTTGGTTTAAATACCCAAGACTCTGGAGTTAATTTAGAAAGAGGCTATGCTACTGTAGCAAACAATTGTGTTATAGATAAATTTGGTAGACTTGGTGCTAGAAAAGGGTGGTCTTTACTAACAACAACTACAACTTTATCAACAGATACTGCTATTGAAAGTATATTTGAATTTAAAGATGTTGATAGTAGTGCTACTATTTTATCAGGTGGTGATGGTAAATTATTTAAAGGAACAACTACTCAAACTCAAGTACAAGTTTATTTAACTGATGAAACAACTCCAGTCGCTACGTCTTTTACAGGAAATCGTTGGCAGTTTCAAAGTTTATTAGAAGGTACTGGAGAGGCAGCTAGGTCTTATGCTGTAGCAACTCAAAAAAATAACACAGCTTTAGTTTATAGAAGAGCAGGACCAAGCTATACAGGACCATATATTTTTCAACGAATTGGGACAGACTATGGTAATAAACCAACAGGAGTAACTACATTTGATCCTGATTGTTGTTTAAGTGCTTTTGGTAGAATATGGGTAGCTGGTTTAAGTAGTAATCCTTCTACAATTTATTTTAGTAAGATGAATGAACCTGCTAACTTTAGTGATTCAGGTTCTGGTGTACTAGATATTAGTACTGTTGTTGGTGGCAATGATTCTATTGTTGCTTTAGCACAACATAATAACTACTTAATTATCTTTTGTTCACATCATATTGTTTTATATTCAGGAGCTGTTTCTCCTGCATCAATGCAATTAGCAGATGTTATTAAAGGCATTGGATGTATAGCTAGGGACTCTGTACAAGCGACTGGTACTGATTTAATCTTTTTATCTCGTAGTGGGGTTAGAAGTTTAAATAGAACAATACAAGAAAAGTCTTTACCAATGAGAGAATTATCTCTCAACATTAAAGATGATTTATCAAGTTATCTTGCAGTAGAGACACTTAACAATATACGTAGTGTTTACTATGAGAATGATGCGTTTTATTTAATTACGTTTCCAGGTTCTCGTATTATGGTTTATTTTGATTTACGAAATCAATTACCTAATGGTGCTGCTAGAGCTGCATTATGGAGAACAGACAATGGATTTGTATATAAAGCTTTTTGTAATACAGAAGATAGAAAGTTATTAATTGGTGTTCCTAATGGTATTGCTGAATATACGACTTATTTAGATAATACTGCTACTTATGATTTTCAATACTTAACAGCATCTTCTGATATACAAGCACCAACAACTAACAAAATGTTAAAGACTGCTGAATTAACTGTAATAGGTACAGGAGATCAAGACTTTACATTCCAATGGGGTTTTGATTATACCCTTAATTTAAATAATCAAGTTATTAATAATGATTTTGGAGTTACTACATTATCTCGTTATAACATGACATATAAATATAATGTAGCTAAATATAATACTGTTGGATTAGGAGTTCAAGAAATTAGAATACCTCTTACAGGCTCAGGAAAAGTTTTACAGTTTGGAGTAAAATCTACAATTAATAATGAAGCATTAAGTGTTCAAAATATAGATATATATCTTAAAACAGGGAAGACAATATAATGACAGCATATACTAAAGCTACTAACTTTTTAACAAAGGACTCACTACCTGATAGTGATCCTGGAAAAATTATTAAAGGCTCAGAATTTGATACTGAATTTAATAACTTACAGACAGCTGTAAATAGTAAAGCTAATAGTTTATCTCCTGCTTTATCAGGAACTCCTACAGCTCCTACTGCAACAGCAGGTACAAATACTACGCAAATAGCTACGACTGCTTTTGCAACTACAGTAGCTAATGCTGCTTTTCCATCAGGTGGTATTATTATTTGGTCAGGTTCTTCAGCAGCTATACCAAGTGGTTGGTATTTATGTGATGGTACTAATAGTACTCCTGATTTAAGAAATAGATTTGTTGTAGGTGCAACTGATACATATGCTGTAAATGCTACAGGTGGTAGCAAAGATGCTATTGTTGTAAGCCATAGCCATACTTCAGGAACTTTATCTACAAACTCTACAGGAAGTCACCGTCATGCTGAAGGAGGTTATTCTGAATATGGTTCTACTGATGTAGCGGCTACCCCAGCTTCACCTAGACCTACAAGCACAAGTGGTGGTGGCAGCAGGTTTTACACTGAATACGCAGGTATTCACGCTCATACTATTAGTGGCTCAACAGATACTTTTGGTTCTAGTGGAACAAATGCTAACTTACCTCCATACTATGCACTTTGTTACATTATGAAAGCTTAATGCAAAAAATAGATTACGCAGAGATATTATATAAGATTTATGGTAGTCCAAAAGAAATACGAAAAGAATTCATAAAAGAAGCACTAGATTGGGAATATTACCCAGTCTATAAAAATAATAGTATTGCTGCTTTATTTATGACTAAGGGAAGTGAAATACATTGTGGATGCTTTCCTGAATATAAAGGTCGTTGGTTTCCTATGAAACGCTACCAACGTATTATTAAGGATATATTTCTTAAATATGGTAAAGTAACAACGACTACATTTGAGGAATCTAGAGAGTTTGTTGAGCGTTTAGGGTTTAAAGAAACTTTTAAAAAGAGTGAAGTTATTCATTTTATAAAAACAGAGGTGTAATTATGAGTTTTGTTACAAAATTATTTGGAGGGAAAAAAGTTGACACGAGCCAAGCTCAATTTCAACCTTATTCTATCTCTAGTCCTTTAGGGGGGTCTTCTTTTGATGCAGGAGCAAAAACAGGGAAAATCCAATTAGCTCCTGAAATCCAACAATTTATGGACTTATACTTGGGCGGTGCTAAAGAGCTGATGCCCTCACCTACAGACACTCAATTTGCTACGGATATTAGTGGTTATGGTCAAAATCTATTTAGACAAGCTGCAGGTACAGATTTAAACACTCAAATAGCTAATGAATACCAAACACAATTAGGACTATTACAGCCTGAAAGAACTGCGGAAGATATTCGTTTAAGAGAGAGTCTTTATGGAACAGGTAGAGGTGGTTTAGGAGTATCTTTAGGTACAGGTGGTTATGTTAATCCTGAACAATATGGTGCTTCACTAGCAAGAGAGAATGTTAATGCACGTTTATTGTCAAATATAGATCAATTAATGAGAGATAGACAAATAGATGAGTTACAAAGAGGAATTGGTCTTTATGGTATGGGAGAAGAATTAAGGCTTTCTCCCTATCAGCAATCTTTTGGTTTATTTAGCCAAGGAGCAAGTATTCCAGGTTTAGCAGACCCTTACTTAAATATGGGTATCCAAGCAGGAGGTGCTGCTGCCACTGCAGGAGCTAACGTAGC